CATCTGCGACTGTAAATACCTATGGCGGGCAGGCAACGCTTTCTACATCTTGGGCGCGTTATAGCGTTACTGTTGCTGTTCCTTCTATCTCAGGTAAAACAATAGGAACAGATGCAAACAGTTCAGCATTGCTAACTTCATTCTGGCTTAGTGCTGGAGCAGATTTTAATTCTCGTACTGGTTCACTTGGTCAACAAGACAACACCTTTGACATTTGGGGCGTACAAGTAGAGGCGGGTTCAGTCGCTACCGCTTTCCAAACTGCAACAGGAACACTTCAAGGAGAATTAGCCGCTTGCCAGAGGTATTACTGGCGTTTTGGTGGAGATAGTAACTATCAACAATTTTATCAAGGCACATTTTCATCAACAACAAATGCCCGTGTTCAAATCTACAATCCTGTACCAATGAGAACTAAAATTGCTTCTATAGAATACGCAAATATTTACATAACTGATGGTGGTAACAACTTTGCGCCAAGCGCGGCTTCTATTGACCAAGCAGGAATAATGACGAGTGCTATCAACTTTACTGTTACAAGTGCTACTCAGTACAGAGTGGCGCAAATGTATGCCAACAACACGACCGCTGCTTACATAGCGGCAAGCGCAGAACTATAGGAGATAATTATGGACAATGTGACTTTTATCGAGGTTGAAGGCGTAGAACACGCAATCATTGACCGAGGCAACGGAGAATTTACTTCTATGCCTAAGTCAGAATACGACCGCCAGCAAGCGGAACAATCCACACCGATGATTCCGGTCGATGAGTAATTTTCCACAAGGCACATTGCCTCGTTTAATTCAGGTCGCGCTGGCTGAGGTTGGCACAGCTGAAACAGGCAACAATGAAACAAAGTACGGCAAATTTATGAAAGCCGACAAGCTGCCATGGTGTGGGTCGTTTCTCAATTGGTGTGCAGATCAAGCTGGTGTGGATGTGCCAAATGTGGTGAGCACCCGGGCTGGAGCTGATGCTTTTAAGAAAATGAAAAAATGGCACACCGAGCCAAAGATTGGTGATTTTGTTTTCTTTGATTTTATCATCGATGACAAAACCACGATTAATCACATTGGCTTGGTTATCCGGGTTTCAGACAAACAGATTGTGACCATTGAAGGCAACACATCAGGCGGTGGCGATCAGCGCAATGGTGGCGAGGTTATGGTTAAATCAAGAACTTTGGGAGCAAGGTCATTTGTAGTCGGTTACGGCCGACCAACTTATGACTCGTTTTCCGGTGATTTGCCGGATCGACCAAAAGGAGAAAGATAATGGAGCAATTCAAGGCAGCGGCGGCATCATGGATGCGCAGCGCGGTGGCTGGATGTTTGGCCGTGTACATGACCGGAAATACCAATCCCAAAGATTTGGCCATGGGCTTAATCGCTGGAATTGTGCCGGTTTTAGCTCGTTGGGCAAATCCTAACGATCACGCTTTAGGCATCAAAAAGTGAGTGTGGGCGAGTGGACAGCTGTTGGTGGACTTGTAATCACAACATTGGCAGCTGTCTATTCGTCAATGAGAATCATCATCAAAGCGGTCATGAGCGAACTTTCGCCGAACTCGGGATCGAGTATGAAGGATCAAATTTCACGCATCGAAACTCGATTGGATTATCTGTACACACATCTCATTGAACAAAAGAAGTAGCGACACGCCGCGATTTGAGCGTGATTGTTGAACTTGTCGGTTTTGCCTGTCACTCTTTATTTCGGGAGCTGATACGCGGCTCCCAGAATCGGGAGCAAGAAAATGAACGAAGCATCAATTGTGATCATGTGTATGATCGCTGGAGCCTTATGGGCTGTCATGTCTTATTCGGTCGGATTTAAGGAAGGCCAGCGACAAGGCTACACACGCGGCCGAGCTGTTGCACGCCATGCGGTATCAGCTGATCGCAAGGTGAACAACTAATGGCCGGATTTCTTGAAAATTACGAAGGCAACAAAGAGCGCACGGATCGTTGGCTGCGCACATTTCCCAATGGGAGGCTTGAAGCTCACATCGTTGAATTTAATGCCGAAAAAGGCTATGTGCTAGTACAAGCCAAAGCATGGCGCAATCAAGAGGAAAAAGAGCCAGCCGGCATTGATTTTGCTTTTGGGTATCGTGAAGCTTACAACCCCAATATGAAACGCTGGTTTTGCGAAGATACAACCACATCAGCTTTGATGAGAGTCATGGCTTTGGTTTTGGGTGGCACAGAAAAAGCCACAAAAGAAACCATGGAGCAAGTTAAAGTTAATGATGCGACAAAGCCTGTTGAGCATGATTATTGGACAACCAAATTTGGTGATGTGCCAAGTTACAAAACGGCCGGAGAAGCCGAGCAAGCCGGCATCCCGTCACTCGGATCATCGATGGATGAGATTGCTAAGCAATTGGGTGGAGAGCTAGTACAAGAGGCACCGCAATGCCGTCATGGCCACCGCGTATGGCGCACCGGCACATCGCCCAAAACGGGCAAAAATTGGGCCAATTTCTCATGTGTGGGCAAAAAGCCAGATCAATGTGAGCCGCTTTGGTATGTATTTACAAGCCGCGGAAAATGGGAGCCACAAGTATGAGCGACCGAATTGAATTGATCTATCCTAAAGAAATGATCGGCCGATTGTTGATCGATGGAAAGATCGTTCATGAGTACAGAGTTGAGCAATGTGACAAATGTTCACAGCTGAAAGAGCTTGACAGATTTGGATACCAAAAAGGCTATGACAAGCAAGACAACATCATTTGGTTTTGTGGTGATTGCCGATGATAGATCGCATTGAGGAAGTGCAATGCATGATTGCTGCAATTCAACATTGCCATGATCGATCAGCTGATCACAGCTCACGCATTGTCAAAAACCTTTCGTGGTTTGAGTATGTGGCCCAGATGGGCGAATCAATGGCAGCTGAGTTATTCGTGGCCAAGCGATTGGGTTATGAGTACACACCGGGCATCACATGGGATAAATCAAAGGCCGATGTGGGCGAACACATCGAAGTCAAATGGTCAGCCAATCCAGCCAGCAATTTATGGATTCAAGATTCAGATCGCCATGACCGAGACATTGCCGTATTGGTAACAGGCAACACACCAAAGATGCACATCGTGGGCTGGATGCCCGTGGCCGTAGCTAAAAAACCACGCTATCGAAACGCATCACAAAACAATTGGAGCGTGCCACAAATCAATCTGCAACCAATCGAAACACTTATGAGGAGCAATTATGCACATCCTGCAATTTGATTGTTCGATCTGTTCAAAGCTTTACGGAAAGCCAAAGCAACGCCATGGACTTAAGAAAGGTGCAGAATTAACAGAGCACGAGTGGTTTGCACAATGCATGAGCTGTGGCACATTTGGCATTAAGATCGTTGATGATGCACGGATTCAGGAGATGTCATTGTGATAAAGTTATCCACAGGTATAATCCACAGGCTGTGCGCAACGCCCAACAGCACGCTCAATGTTGCAATGTATTTGCGTGGTTCGGTACGCTCCATGCTCGTGGGCGAGCCGCTGAGGCGGATAGCTCGCAAGCGATGCTTGGTGCTATTGGCCGGGCTATGTATTGCATCAGCAACACCGGCACAGGCCACACAAGATGCAACAAAGAAAGCATCAATAAATTCATTGAAACTGTATGCTCACTCACGAATCGTTGATTGGCAAGAGATGAAATGCTTTGACATCTTAATCACAAAAGAAAGCAATTGGCGTGTGGAAGCTATCAATCCCAATGGCAATCACTTTGGCTTAGGCCAGATGCGAAACACAAAGTATAGAAACCTCGATGGCTTTCGCATGATTGACTGGACTCTCAGATACATCGACCATAGGTATCAAGGCAAGATTTGCAATGGAGCTTTGGCTCATTGGCGAAAGCATGGGTGGCATTGATGTCGAGAGCTTGGAAGAATGGTGGCTCACGAGCTTGGCGGAAAACCAGAGAAGCTGTGCTAAAGCGTGATGGAGCATGTCAGCAATGTGGCACAACGGAAGGCCCAATGCACATCGATCATGTGATACCTAAAAGGCTTGGTGGAAGCGATGAAATGTGGAATTTGAAGCAAATGTGTCAAAAGTGCAATTTGAGCAAAGGTGGTCGTTTTTTTGAGGCGGACAGGACACCCCCGACTCTCCTTCTC